AAGACGAATCCCATACTTATTCTTTAGAGGAGCAAATCCACGATACAATAAACGATAAACTCTCAGGATTTATAGATTTATATGTTGATTATTGTACTGATAATATATTTAAATTATTTCCCAAAAAAGACGATGCCCAAGTAGCAGATGCTATTTTAGAATTGTTTAGAAAAAGAGAAGACATTGATATTTTTAATAAAAAAGCTCTTTACATTTATATTAGAGAACAAATTGATGTAAAGACTCCTCGCATCACTAAAATAGCTAATCATTTAAATTCAATATTTAAGAAAAACTATTCATTTTATTTAGAAAACGGATATACGAAATTTGGGTAAGTCATATTTATAAACACACTAATAATATAGATATGAATCAATTTGATAAAGTTGTATTTGGTAAAAAAACATTTGCTAATATTTTAGAAGAAATATACGAAAACCAAAAGAAAAAAGATAAACAAGTCACTGCACTTATTGGTGAACTTAAACCTATGATTGAAGAAATAGGTGACGCTACTCTTATAGTCCCATTGATTAAGGAATATATGGAAATTGGCGTTAAAAATGATGATTTACTCATTAAAATGGCAGCATTAGCCCAACGCGCGATGAGTAATCAAGGTGGAGAATCTTTGGGTATATCCGAAGAAGAAAAACAACAGTTACTTAATGAAATAAATAAATTTAAATCTGAGTAATGAGTGTAGGAGCCAAATATGGGTTTTCTAGAAAAGGACAAAGTAGAGGTTTAAATAATCTCTTTGATTCTTTAAAATCAAAAACATTTGATGCTCGGGTTGTTGATATTATTTTAGATAATTCTCATCCTAGATTTGCAGAAGCAGGAGAATGGAATGGTTTAGGTAGTATAGTTTTTAATAATGTAGATGATTCTATACAAAATGAGTTAAATTATCCATTAGCTAAACCCTTATTTCCTAATATAAAAATATACCCATTAAAAAATGAACTAGTTTATTGTATTAGATTAGCTAACTCAGATGTAAATGAAAATTCAGGGGATGCTGAAATTTATTATTTTCCTCCTATTTCAATATGGAATCATCCCCACCATAATGCTATCCCTAATATTTTAAATAATGAAGATTTATCTGAAAATTCAAAACGGGATTATCCTTTAGTGGGTGCTGGAAATGTAAGAAGAGTTAGCGATAATGATACTGATATAGATTTAGGAAAAACATTTAAAGAACGTTCTAATATTCATCCTCTTTTACCTTTTGAAGGAGATATTATACTAGAAGGAAGATGGGGTAATAGTATTAGATTTGGTTCCACAGTAAAAGAACGTTTTAATACTTGGTCAGCATCTGGGAATGATGGAGATTCTATAATTATTTTAAGAAATGGGCAAGGAGATAAGCGTAAGGAAGGGTGGTTGCCTACAATAGAAGACATAAATAAAGATGATTCTTCTATTTATTTAACCTCAACCCAAAAAATTCCTATTAATGTTGCTAGCACTAATAATTATGTTAGTTACAATTCAATTCCTCCACAATCCCCTAAAGATTATTTAGGTAAACAAATAATACTAAACTCAGGTAGATTAGTATTTAATACTACTGAAGATCATCTATTATTAACCTCTAAAAAATCTATTAATTTAAATGCAGTTAATAGTATAAATGCAGAAACAACGGGTCCTATTGTTTTGTCTACTACTACTTGGGAAAATGAAGGTGGGGTTTATTTAGGTAGTAAAAATGAAACTGAACCTGTTTTATTAGGTGAACAAACAGTTGAACTACTAAATAAACTACTAACCCAATTATCTAATTTATCTTTTGCATTATCAGTAGATATAGTACCCCCAGGAGGCGGAAAATTAGTTTTAACTAGTCAAGCAGCTAGTCAACTAAACGACACTCTTTCTAAATTAAATCCTTATACTTTATTATCTAAACGTGTAAGAACAGCATAATGGAAATTAAAAAAATTAACATTCAACAAGCTGATATTCTTAGTCAGGCTAGTAAAGATAAAGCTTTACAGAATGATTTGAATATCAAATTAACTACAACAGATCCTAATGTTGTTTTTAATTCATTACCTAATGCTTTAAAACCTAAGGGAATTGAAAAACTTCCTAATATTATAAATAAACAAATATCCCAAATTAAAAATCTTATTATCCCTACTATAACAAATCTTATAATAAGTAAACTTAATGTTAGACCTATTGTATTAAACTTTGTTATAAAAAAAGATTTTTCTAAACCCGCAATAATTAAATTAGGAAGTGATTTAGGAGGTGAACTTACTTCTGTTGATCCTAAACTTATTGAGGATGTATTTACAGGAAAAATTAATCTTAAAACCATTTCTTTTGAACAAAGGAAATCAATATTGGCAACTTTAATTATCTTATTTCCCCCTTCTTGTCCCCCACAACCTGTTTTAAAAAATATTATTAATATAAGAAATAATTTATTAGGTTCGTTAGAAAAAATAGCTCAAATTTTACAAACTATAACAGTTGCTTTAACAATTGCTTCTATTGGTTTAAGAATATCTAAA